TCCACGCATTGTGATATGCGTCGTTTATTTCACGATAGCGGTAGTCAATTCTGTGCAATTTCATTCGCTTGCTATTCATGATCGCCCTCGAGCATTTCCGCCAAGAATAGTGCGCACATTCTGATCTCGTCTTTTTGCTCGTGATCAATAGCCCAATGCGAATAGCCCTGCCGCGTCACTTCGAAGCCGCAAGACGTGGCCTTGATGACGCCTTGCGCCAGCCGTAGCGCTAATTCGCGCTGTTGTGTTTCGGATAATTTCATTGTTGTAGCCTTTTGGTTGATTAATCTGTACCTAGAAACCCGCAGTTAAGCGGGTAGGGTAGGGTGCGGTTGTTGCTAGTGTTTACGCGCTAGTCGATCCGGCACGGCATAATTAACCCAATGCGTTCGGGATGATCTGCCGCTTCGACGCGGATCTGACTGCCGTTGTCGATTGATCCGTCATCATTGCGCGGTAGATATATTTTGACTTGGTGGTTTTTGCTATTGCGATCTTGCAACGCGTCGGATAAACGCTTGAGTAACGCGGCATCGATGCATATGTCAGGCGTGTGTCGCGCCTTATCTTGGATTATTGCTTGGTAGTCCGGGAAAGTTTCGCTAGGCCGTGTAAACGTCGCGCCGTTAGCACGCGCCGTTTCCGCATCGGATAGATCTATTACCGGATCGTCGCCGCGTGGCGTAGTTTTACGAGCGTGTTTAATCGCATCGAGTGGTACAGATCCGCAAATGTTCGTCGGATCGTTGGTTTCGCTACTCGTCGGAATGGCCGCTAAAATTTGGCCGTTAGTGGCGACAAGTAACGACGCGTCATTGTCATAATACGGTTGATTAAGTTGCGCTCGATAATCCTTTACGGCGCAAGCGTTCTCGATTTTAGTGTCTGGATATCTCATAGGTTGTAGCCTTTGTTATGGTTGATTGAATCAATGTGCGGGTAGTTGTAATGCGTGCCTATGGTGCCGTCGCATATTTTGCCGTCGAAATTCTGAATCTCGTATCCGATCATAGAATCCACAGGCGTTTTGCAAGTGTAGCCGTCGAACTTTACGAGAAAACGCGGGTTGCCGTAATACGACGAAGGCAGGCGTTTGATGATTTTAAGTAAGCCGCTATGCGATGTAATGTTTTTCATAGGTTGTAGCCTTTAATTTTCAATGGTTTCACCCAAAAAGCCCGTTTACACGGGCTGGAATGGGTGCGGGTGTGGGTGTGGGTGTCGATTAGGTTAATAATTCGGCCTGCATGACGCGCATATCCTCTTGATAAGCGTCCCAGTGAGAATAAAAATCCTCATCAAGCCCGCGCTTATTGATCAGCGTGTTGATCTGATTTTCGGTAGCAAAGTACAGCGCGTCCCAATTTCCGGCGTTAATGTCAGCGTGGATGCTTTTCAGCGTGGGTTTTAATCCTGCGTTTATTCTGTCTTCTGTAGTCATTTTGGTAGCCTTTGGTTAATTGGGCCATCCGTGGCCCGGTTGATTAGATGCCGTCGCCGGAAAGGTAACAGTCGTGATCGAAATTCAGCTTTTCCAAAACCTTTAAACATCGATCTCGGACGTTTTGACTTTTGCTGGCTAAGAGAATGTCCCAAATTCTGCTGATTTCGGCTTCGATTTCTACTGCGCGTGCTTGCTGTTGTTCGAAGTTCATTTTGCTTCCCTTTGTTAGTGTAGTTAGATCATAACACCCTGATATGGGTACATACAAGTACTTCGTCACTCTTATTTGGGTATTGATAAAATAACGGCGGAATAAATGTTAGTCTTTTGCTTTTGGGAGTGGATTGATGGGAGTTAAAAGAGGGCAGATAGAACGGCGTGATTTGGCTACGCAGGTTATAGATTTCAGCGGGTTAGCTTCGACGCTTCCGGGGCGCAAGAGTCCGACGGACTTGGATGGCTTAGTCGATTATAACGGGCGATGTTTCATCGCTTTCGAGTATAAGCGGCGCGGCGCTGTTATCTCATACGGCCAACGCGTGGCGCTGGAACGGCTAGTTGATACGCTCAACCTTTCAGTGCCCGCCGTGCTTATCATCGCAGATCATGACACGCCGTTAGGCCAAGATATCGACGGCGCTAACGCATTAGTGCGCAAGTATTACCGCGCCGGACTCTGGCGGCTAACACGCCAGGGCGTTACAGTGTCGATGATTGCGAAGCAATTCATTGAAAAATATGGTGAGCATGATGGCGAAAAAATTAACGCGGCGTGATACGCAAGTTAAGCGGGCTGGCCCTGGTAGGCCCAAAGGCTCGCCGAATAAATCGACAGCGATGCTCAAGGACGCGATCCTAATGGCCGTCGAATGTGCAGGCGATGAGCTTAGGCCGGGATCGGGGCTAGTCGGATACTTGCAACACCAAGCTACTGAGAATCCCGTTGCTATGCTTAACCTGATCGGCAAAGTCTTACCAATGCAAGTTGTCGCAAGCATCAAGACAACCGCCGTCGTGAGCGACAAAGTATTGACGCCTGACGAATGGGCAGCGCAATGGGCGACGCATATGGCGGACGATGAAAGCGTAGTCGAGCATGTCAACTAGCCCGATCGCATGGGCACCAATGAGTAAGCAGCAGGCCGCATTCTTATCGTGTCCAGCTGACGAAGTCTTCTTCGGGGGCAGTAGAGGAGGAGGTAAAACGGATGCGGCCCTTGGCTGTTTTGGACTCAAGGCTAGCCAGCACGGTAAAGCCGTCGGGATATTCTTTCGCTCAAGCCGTGAAGACTTGCGTGAAGCTATAGCCCGAAGCGCGGACATATACGGCCCATTAGGCGCAAAGTACGCTGATCGACAATGGATATTCCCCAGCGGCGCAAGGTTACGATTCGAGTATCTCGAAAACGTAAAGGATGCGCGTAACTATCAAGGGCATTCGTATACGGACTTATTCTTCGAAGAACTGACGAACTGGGCGAGTCCAGAGCCAATCAACCTATTACGCGCTACGTTGCGCTCCGCGACTGGTATCCCCGTGCAATTCCACGCTACGGGCAACCCCGGCGGCCCCGGACATCAGTGGGTTAAAGCGCGATATATCGATCCAGCGCCAGAAGGCAACAAAATCATATGGGAAGATTATCTAAACCCATTCAGCAAGGAACGCGTGCGTACATCTCGCGTATTCATTCCTGCCAAACTATCCGACAATCCAGTATTGATGTCAGATCCAACATACGTCGCCCGACTGTATCAATCCGGTAGCGCTGAATTAGTCCGTGCATGGTTGCATGGCGATTGGACGATAGTCGATGGCGCATTCTTCGATTGCTGGAACCCTGATGAACATATTTTGCACCCATTCAAAGTGCCCGATGATTGGATGCGATTCAGATCTTGCGATTGGGGTTCTGCGAAACCTTTCAGTGTCGGATGGTGGGCAGTGTGTCCGGACTTGTATACCACCCCTGACGGCTCTGTGGTGCCCCGTGGTGCCGTTATTAGGTATCGGGAGTGGTATGGCGCTGCAAAGGACACTAGCGGCGCTACAAGGCCGGATACTGGCTTGAAGCTAACAGCGGAGGAAGTCGCGGAAGGCATCAAGGAGCGCGATGGTGGCGATACGATACGATATAGCGTTATCGATCCTGCCGCATTCAGTCAGGATGGGGGGCCATCTATCGTCGAGCGCATGCGTATTAATTGGCGTAGGGCGGACAATAAGCGGGTTGGGCGACGTGGTGCGATGGGTGGTTGGGATCAGATGCGAGCACGGATGATGGGCGAGGACTTAGGCGAGCCATATGGCCGTCGTCCGATGATGTACGTCTTTTCGACTTGCACTGACTTTATTCGCACAGTACCGGCATTACAGCACGATAAGTCTAGGCCCGAGGATTTGGATACGACGGCTGAAGATCATGCCGCTGATGAGGCTCGCTATGGGCTAATGAGTCGGCCATATGTGCCACATGCTAAACTCACGAAAGAGAATCCTATTATCGAGATTGACGGGCTTTCCACGATGACAATGAATGATCTAGTCAAATCCAATACCAGACGGCGCAAAGCAGAGCAATATCACTAATGTTTAGCAGTCAAATGCTCCAAGCGTTGCTCAATGAAAGAGAAAACGATCACCCTCCAGGCAGTGCATCAGCGCTTGGGCCGACAATGCCCATGCGGGTGGGGGCAGCACTGAATCCTATGCTTGAGCGAGTGCAAGATATATTCCCGAAAGACAATCCGTACGGCTCATTTATCGAGCGCCTGATTGTCGGTGATTCGCCTGATCGCACACGCAATATGAAGGAAGGTATTCCGCATCAGTACACGGGCGCGGGGCCAAACGATCCAATTATCAGGCCACAAATTGTGGATCTAGCAGCCGCATTGCCGATTGGCTCAGCGTTCAAGTTAGCAAAATTAGCAGCTCCATTAGCAGTACCTACGGCGATGGTTACAGGCGCAGCGGCTCTGAATCGCTTGAAAGCCCCTGGCTACGACGCAACATCGACGGATGATATAGCATCAGCCTTGCTCGGCCAAAGGCTGCAAGATACAGGTAGGCTCGATAATCTAATGGTTAATAAGGCCGATCCATCTAACGCGCTACCGGAAGAATTGGCGGAGTTAACTGGCGGAGACAGTCGAACCGCTATTTCGTTTGATGAGCCAGATCAGATGGGTTTTAGATCTGTGGTGTCTGATGTGGTTGATTTAGAGTCATTCCCGAATAGCGGAACGGCAGAACAAATGGAGGCTGCGTTAGGGCAGAAGGGTGGGCTGTCGAATCAACTACGCGGCCAAATAGGTAATCTCAGAATTGACAAAGAAGAATTAAAGTTCTTAGGGATCACGGATTTATTGGACGAAGCAAAGCGCACCGGCCAGCCTGTCACTCGGCAGCAGTTACAAAACTCTATCCACTTTAATCGCGACAAGCTCAACTTAACCGAAGACGAGTTATTAGATATTGATCCCGATCATCCCGATGATCCCATCAACATAGATTCCGAAGTAATACCTTTCGAGGATGCAGAGGGCCAGGATTATATTAGCTCGCGCATCGACGACTGGTTAGTGGAACAACCAGAAGACGCAGCTCGGTTAGCTAAAAACCCTGACGCAGAAGACGAGATCCGTCAAGAAATCTACAATCTGCTTGAAGACAACTATAACCAAGGACCCACAGAGCGCATTCGATTACGAGATTCAGATATCTACGCCATGGGCAGCGATGACATGGGCTGGGCGATCCGCAAAGGTGGCAATAATTGGGATGACAGTGAAATACTTACGTCCTCAGGCAGTTTTGTAGATAGTTACAATGCTCGCGGTGCGGCAGCACGGCAAGTGCCAATGAACATAAACTCCGAAAGTGAAGCGCGATTACAGCTTGAAGAGTTGGGGCGAGAACTAGAATTGATCACCAGCCCAGGCGACGGCGCTACACAATTTCGAGATTATGTCGCAGAAGATTACTCTCTGGGCAATATCGGTGACGTTACCAATTACCGAGAATTCGTCGTGCGGCTGCCAGAAGAAGCGGGCGGCGATATCGGTAGCCATTTCGGTGATGATGTTGCTTATCACATGAGAGTCTCTGACAGGGACTTGTATAACGAGAACTATATTACGGATGGGGGTAAGTTAACCGAAAAAGCCCTATATGTTGACGAGATACAAAGCGATTACGCCCAAGCAGGGGCAGGACGTAAATTGCAGTTAAAGCCAGAGGAAGAGGCTATTTTGAGCAATGTGGATATGGACAAAAAGGAACTCAAATTAGCTCTCAGTAATTTTGTCACAAACGAAGCAAAGCAAGCTCGTCATAATTTGTTAGTCTTACTGGGTAACATACAAGATCGTAATAAATTGTTAGTCCAACAGGGTAAAATTGGGCCGCATTTTGAAGACATAGAGTCGGCACCCGTTAGGAAATTACAGTCGAAATTAATGGGCCGACAAGGTTCTTGGGTAAAAGAACAGCCTTTAGTTGCAGGAAAAGAAAAATGGGTACAGCACGCCATTAAAAACTTGATCACTCGCATGGTAAATGAAGATAAAGACAGGCTAATTTTCACTAGCGGCAAGAATCAGGCGGAGCATTGGAAAGAGGAAGGATTAGAGTATTTTTATGATACGAAAGTACGCAAAGAGATTGCTGACGTATTAAAAGGCATCGATAAGGATGCGATAGAAATGATAGATGGAGATACAGTTTCTACTCGTATTGGCTCCGAAGGGGAGACGCAGAGGGTTGGGACTATATCAAGGTCGCTCGTAGGCGATTGGGAACAAGAAACGCTACAGCATGTCTCTATCAAAAATACCCAAAAAATTAAGGATTTTATCAAAGGCGTCGGCGACAAGCCCAAAGGATTTGGAGCCTATAGCGCAGCGCCAGTAGCTGTTGGGGCTGGTAGTTTACTGAATGCCGATAATGACGATGAAAAGATGCGGCGAGCGTTATTGAGAAACTAATGCCAAGCACTAGCAAACGACAACGTAAATTCATGGCAGCGGCTGCTAACAACAAAGATTTCGCTAAAAAGGCAGGCATATCGCAGTCCGTCGCTCAAGACTTTCATGGCGCAGATAAGCGGAAAAAGAAAAGCGCGGCAAAGCCGAGTATGATCAACGCATTAACTTCGGAGCCTAAAGGCTATGCCTGACAACGATTATACTAACGATGGCTCGATGGAAGTCCCTGCCGATGCGGGCAAAGGGCCACCTGGGGTTGTTAACCGCTGGGTGACTGAGCTGGACTTGGCTGACAAGCAGGAAGCCGATTGGCGCAAGCGAGCGCGAGATGTCGAGGCCCGCTATCGCGATGAGAATACAGACTCCACGCAGCCTGGAAGATATAACAGCTCAAATCGATTCAACATTCTGTACTCGAACGTGCAGACGATTTGCCCGACGCTGTATAACCAAAGCCCGTCACCTGATGTCCGCCGCCGGTATCGGGACGCTGATCCCATCGGAAAAGAAGTCTCCGAAGTATTAGAGCGCTGCCTGTCGTTTACGATGGACGAGTGCGATTTCGACAGGTACATGCGATTAGCGGTTAAAGATCAACAGCTATGCGGTCGCGGCGTCACCCGAGTCCGCTATAACCCCGCATTTTCTGATGAAACCGACGAAATGAGCGGTGACAGCTACGAATCTTTGCAAGGCGAGGAAGTTAAGTTTGAGCATGTCGGCTGGCCGGATTTCCGGCACGGCCCTGGGAAAACTTGGGAAGAAGTGCAGTGGATAGCGTTTCGTCATTTGATGACACGCGACGAATTGAAGTCAAAATTCGGCGACAAGATGGGCGAAGAAGTCACGCTCGATTATTCGCCGATGGGCCTGGACGACAAGGACGGTGCGCCAGCGACGGATACGTTTAAGCGAGCAACCGTTTGGGAGGTGTGGTGCAACCGTCAAAAGGAAGTAATTTACATCTCGAAGTCGTTAAAAGAGCGCCCGCTGAAGACGGAGCCAGATCCATTAAAACTCAGAAACTTCTTCCCCACGCCTCGCCCGCTCTACGCGATGGAAAGCACTGACAGCTTGGTGCCGGTTGAGCCGTTTCGGTTTTATCGTGATCAAGCAGACGAGCTAGACAAAATTACGCTTAGAATTTCAGGCATTATCGCCGCGTGTAAGGTGCGTGGTATTTACGACAGCACCATCACTGAGATGCAGAACATTATGGATGCATCTGAGAACATGATGATCCCAGCGCAGGACGTTTTGCCGCTGATGCAATCCGGTGGACTGGCAAATGCCATCTGGATGTGGCCGATTGAGAAGATCGCAGGCATCCTCGGGCAGCTCTACCAGCAGCGTGAACAAATCAAGACAACTATTTACGAAATCACCGGCATTGCAGACATTATGCGCGGCAGCAGTGCGGCAATGGAAACATTGGGCGCACAGCAGCTCAAGGTGCAGTTCGGCACGATGCGCCTCGATGATTCACGCCGGGATATACAGCGGTATGCTCGGGATTTAATTCGTATTGCTGCTGAAATTATTAGCGAGCAATTCACGCCGGAGTCTTTGCAGATGATGACGGACATTAAATTGCCGTCGATGCAAGAAAAGCAGCAAGTTCAGATGATGTTGCAAAGTCAACAAATGGCGATGCAGGCTCCGCCAATGGGGCCACCCGGACAGCCTGGACAACCTCCCCAGCAGCCACAGCCGCCACAACAGCCACCAGAGATACCCCCGGAAATTATGGAGATCCTGGAAAAACCAACGTGGGAGGAGTGCATACAATTATTGCGTGACGATAAGCAGCGCAGTTTCCGCGTCGATATTGAGACAGATTCAACGATTTCCGGTGATTACGCCGCAGATCAGCAGGCTATTACCCAACTGTTGCAAGGTGTCTCCGCATTTATTGCTGACGCTGGGCCAGCGGTAGAGGCAGGATATTTACCAATTGAAGCTGCGAAGTCGATGATTATGGCCGCTGTGCGTCGATTCAAGCTC